TTCATCATCTTGGTAAGATGAATTATCAACAACCTGTTGAGTTTCTTCTGCGTTGAAATTGGGGTAAAATTTTTTTAGTAATTTTTTCGAGATTGTTTCTTTTGTTACAATTTCAATAACATTACCGTTTCCATCTCTATCTACTACATAACGGTTTAGTGGGTAAAGTTTTAACCCATCATTTCCCATAAAGATAAGAGCATTACCAGCAACTACCAAATGCTTTAGTGCTTGGTGAACAATGACACGATCACCGGAAGCGGCAATAGCTTCCATAATAGTGCGTTCAACCTTAGCAAACGACAAGTCAAGTTCTGATCTAATCTGAGGACCGAGTTCTTCAGGAAGATTAATATCGTTAACTTGGAGTTTGAAGAAGCTGGTTTGTGGAGGTAGCAATGCAAGCATAAGTTTACTTGCAAGCGTCACCACACCTTTTGCTCCTGTTGACTGCCAAGGTGTAGGAAGTTTAAGAGCACCTTTTGTGAAGTGCTCATCTTCTCTGATAAGATAAGGAAGTGTTAGATCTGCTGCTTGTCTAGCAGAGTTTAGAAACTGGGAACGGCTTGAAGACAATCTGTCATAACTAGCTTTTGCAGTCATTAGATGTTAACCATTGAATAGGGATTTGCCGTGTTAAATTGTGAAGACCTACGTTTAAAACCTTGAGTACCGTAATCACGTGATGGACCAGAACCTGCTCTGAGTTGTACATCTGGCTGTCTTCGATAGACACGCTCACGAGCCGCATTAATTCTTAATTGATTTAATTCTGCTTTACGCCTTTCTTCTGCAGCAGCAAGATCAGATGCGTATTGTGATTGCTGAGCACCAAGCTTTTCAGTAAATTGAGCTTCTTGAGTTTTAAGTTGTTCTCCAAATTGAGTTTTTTGAGTTTCAAGTTGCTCTCCAAATTGAGCTTCTTTGGCTTGAAGTTGCTCTCCAAACATAGTAGTTTGTTCTGCAAATTGAGCTTCTTTGGCTTGAAGTTGTTCTGCAAATTTAGCTTCTTGAGCGCTAGATTGTTGTGCAAATTGGGATTGTTGGATACCAAGTTGCTCACCAAACGTAGCAGCCTGTTCTGCAAATTTAGCTTCTTGAGCTCTAACTTGTTCTGCAAATTGAGCCTGCTGGATACTAAGTTGCTCACCAAACGTAGAAGCTTGTGCTGCATATTCTTCTTGAAAAGATTTAGAAACGTCTGCAATTTGAGCTTCATATTCAGCAGCTTGTTCTTTATACTGTTCTTCAAAAAACTTCTTACTATCTGCAATTTGAGCTTCATATTCAGCTCGACGTTGTGCTAAAGAAGTTTCAAAAGAAGCTGCAGAAGTTTCATAATCAACCTGCTGTTGTTTGCGTAACTCTGTCTCAGATTGAAGCTGTGCTGCAAGTTCAGAATACTGACTTTTAAATCCTGATTGCATCTCATCCAGCATTTCTTGATACTGAGTAGCTCTTAATGCAGCAGCTTCTTCCGATGATTTTTGGATAGCTAAAATCTCAGAGTCAAACTGTTTTTGAGTGATACTTAATTGTTCAGTTGCAGCTTTTAGCTCCTTTTGAAGAGAAGCAATTTCCTCTGAATATGTTGAAACAGGTTCTGGTTCTGGTTCTGGTGCAGGCTCTGGTTCGGGAGCAGGAGTAGGAGCAGGTGGTGGCGGCGGCGGTGCAGGTGGCTGCGGGCGACTAAAGAGCAGCATATTGCGCTCATCTGTATACTGCGTAATTAGGTCCGGCTCATAGTCACTTTTAGCATCCCAGAGCTTCCGCTCAATCTGTTGAAGTTGCTGATCATAACTTTGACGTTGACTATGCGTATACCGATAATCTTTCGTTGCCGGATCTTTTTCCCGCCACCAGTAAGTTACGGCCATTTAAGACTCCTCCATATAATTAATAACCCACTCAACGACACTACGTTGACCAGCTCTGTACATAATTTTTTCCATTGTATCTTCAGGAGTAAAAGTAGGAGGTGGAAAAGTTTCTTCAAGCTTGGTAAGCATAGCGTTAGCTGTCATGCCACGAACGTCAAGAAGATTTAAATCAGGCATATTGTGGAAGGTTTACGTTTGAGTGCTCAAAGAATGCAGGCATTCGAGCGGATTTAGTTGCCGACAATTCGGGTGCCTTACCCTCATACATTAGTCGGTCACTAGAATCCAGCCAAAATTTTTTGTCCAAATATTTGTCCTGAGTATTTACACCTAGTGGCTGCATTACCCAGTTGATCGTCGCTTTGCGGAGTTTATCCAAGGACGGCGAGATCTCAAGCCCCAACTCTTTGCATACGAGAGAGTTCGTTGCCACGTGGATCTGTTCGTCACGGCTGATGTCGGCACTGACTGTACGCATTCCAGCATCACCGTTAAAGCGGAAGAATGGTAGAAGAACAAAGAAAATTGCACGTTCGGCAACCATTGCCTTGGTGATCGTGTGATCAGGATGCGCAATCCACGCTTTTTGTAGCGCCAACGCTTCTTTCTCAGCTTGTTCATCCACTCCGTAAGCATTGGCAATGTAACCCAAAGCGACATCGTGGTTTTCTTCGTCTGTGACGTTGGATTTAAGTAACTCGCGTGCCGCAAGTGGAACATTTTTTTCAAGCGCATCACTGATAAAATCTCCCACAGGCAGTTCCATATGTCGCAATGCAAGTGCACGGTGGATCGCTGCTTCCGAGCCTTCTTTGCAGATACCGGCACTTGTCTGTACCGGTGTCCACTTGCGCTTCCGCGCCATTAGTTTTTCGTAAGGGTTCATTCTTGACAATCACAGGTAAGTTCATCAGTTCCTTCAAAAAGTTTTGCCAAGTAATCATCAACCTCTGCTTCTTCAAGAGCAGCATACGCATCAGATTTATCTTGAACATCCCCCATTACTTGAAGGGAATAATAAAGGGAAGTCTGGGGCGATTCTAGCCACTCCTCAATAAATGCTTCATCATACGTGACCACATCAGACCACGAGTTGAAGGAGTATCCATGAAGAAGTCCAGTTCTATTTAGTAGAGTCATGATGCCATCAGCAACACGTTTGTAAGCTTCCCAGCCTACTTTAGAGGCGATCTCTACATCACCATAGTTGTATGTTTGTACTCCGAAAGTACCGCTGTCACGATCGACTGTCTGCGAGATAGGTGGAGCGATTTCTGGTGTGCAAGTATAGCCATCCAGATCTGTGCTTCGATAACTGCAGGAGGCAGTGGGCGCAATAGCAAAGGCTCGAACCATTTTATTGCGGCGAGCAACGATGGCTGCTTGCTCAATGCCAGAGTTAATTTGGGTGACAAGTTCATAAGCTGCAGACCGTACTGATTCTCCACTGTTGAATTGTTCCAACGCACGTCCAAACTGGTCATACGTTACTCCGTACCGCCGTAGGAGGTTGGCGAGACCAAGCATTCCGAGTCCCACCTGTCGATCAGTTTCAGACGGGAGGTATTCTCCAGAATCTCCGACACCTGTTCGACCATGAAGCTCGCACAACTCGGACATACCTTCAACAAATGCTTGTGGGATGTTGTCGAACTCACAGGCTCCAAGATTGACATGTTGTAGGAGGCACGTTCCTCGTGAGGGCAGGTATACTTCGAGACAGACGTTACCTCGGATTCGGTTTCCTTCATTGTCATACTTTACTTTGTTGAGCCAGATGTCGCCAGATTTGATTCCGTAAAGGAGTTGTTCTTTGAAGTCACAGGACGCCCACCACTCAGCGGTGATGTTGACGCATCGTTTAACCCACGGAAGTTCGTTCCTAGGAGTGCGAATAAAGTTGAGACAGTCAGGATGGTTAAGGTCGAGATGACAAACCACTGCCCCATTTTTGTAGACACCACCTCTACGAAGGATTTCATTTAGTGTACTGTAGATTTTTGCAAAGGATACCGGACCACTAGCAGTCACGCCAGAGGGCCTCTCGTGCCCCTGGGGGTCGAGTTTAGAAAGGTGGACGGCACATCCTGCGCCATACCGCAAGGCATGGCTCACGAAGCGCCAGGAGGCTTCTATACCGTTTGGACCTTCCATCTCATTTTCAACTACAAACACTGTGCAGCTGACTGGAAGGCGTGAGGTTGGGTCATCAATCCAAGACTGGACACGACCGGTGCGGGAGATAAGATTGGACATTTTAGATAAGGTCGCCAAGGTGTGGTGGTTTATAGTTTGGTCCCTTCAGCACTTTACCGTCAGCACGAAGGATTGGTTGCCCATTTTCATCCAGTTTGGACATGTTGGATTTATGAACTCGATCTAGGGCTTCGTCGAGATTCCATCCTTCGTTTGCTGCGTATTGATAGCAAACATAAACAAGGTCTGCAAGCTCTTTAAGGACATGATCCATCGGCTCACGATGGTATGCTTCATGAAACTCAGACCATTCTTCATCGATCAAAGACTTCTGTTTCTTCCGATGCATCGCCCCATTCGGGACGCTGAAGGCGGAGCGGAATTCGTTGGCTTGTTGAAGTAAGGTGGGATAGCTCATTTTCAAGATAGTGGATTGCTTTTTTTAAGTCTTGCACCGCACTATCTTTGTAGCCAGCGCGGCAGATGTATTTAATTGCACACCCCAAGTGATAGTTTAGCTGTTGATCTCTTATGAAATCCCAAACTTCGATGGATCCTCGGGTGTAATACGTGGGTGAGTCGGCCAATTTTTAACCAGGTTAGATACGTTGTTAGTAAGGCAAAAATTTTGTCGTTGTAATGCAAGGAAGACAGTAATAATGTCCTCTTTTTTGGTTTCAGGTTTCTCAAGTGCATCTTTAATTTGACGCATCTTTAAATCCTGCTCAATCGTCAAGTCTATAATCACTGGTGGGGGTCCAGAGAATTGGTTGCTTGTTGATGAAGTCATAATCATTTGCTGTAAGAATTTTGGCAAGTCTTGCGTTTTCGATTGCGACTTCTTCCGAAAGATCCTTCTCAGCAAACGCATCCACAACGGTCTTCCAACTGTACCCTTTTTCTTCAAAGAGTGCAACGGCACGTTTAATACCAATACCGGGACATCCGGCGTAACCATCTGTTTGATCTCCTGCTAGTGTTTGAATAAAATGCCAGCGTTTACCTTCAAGCTCTTCCACATTCATCAATTCTTTCATGTCGAATAACTTGCCAGGTATCTGGCGCATATCCTTATCAGGTGAGCAAAGGATGTTACCAGGATTAGCTGTTGCATAAATACCTAAGGCGTCGTCAGCCTCAAGTGAAGGCATCACAATAACTTCATACTCAGTCTTGAGTTTGTTAATAACACGTTTGTAACCACAAGGTTTCTTACGGTTGCGATGACCTTTATAGTCGGGTTGGATTTTTTTACGAAAGTTTGTACTATCACTAAAGAACAGAATTGGTTCAGGTACATCCCACATGAAGTTACTAGCGATCTTTTTTAGTTCGCGTTCTACACATGAGTATGCTTCACTAAATTTACTTGTGACTAGAATTACATCATCACCCCAATCAACTTCTGTTTCAGCACCGGCACAGCATTTGTAGACGACGTAATCCGCATCTACAAGTAGCTTCACCTTCCTTGACCTCTGTATTTCTTTTTACCAGGTTTAGTCTTACTATTTTTGCCCATACCTTGCGAGGTCTTCTTGGACTTGAAGGGGACATGGGTTTTCTGACCCATCATTGTTTTGCTTCTCATTAGTGGGTTTCACTCCAATTGTTTCCGGTGGTTGCTTCAGCGTCGATTTCGACTCTGAGTTTGTAGTACTCTCCAGCTTCTTTAGCGCTGAGTACCAAGGATGAACATAGGTCTTGTGCGTGCTCGGGTGAACACTCAAATTGTAACTCGTCATGTACGAAGGCTAGCTGGCTGCAGCATAGGTTTAATAGTTTTAGATTGTTTTGGTTGATGACCATCCACCGCTTAGCCAGTATAGCAGAGTTACCTTGTAGACAATAGTTCAACGCTTTATGCGGTGAATCCACGATAATTTTTCTACCATCGAGAGCTTTGATAAATCCTCGTTCTGAAGCTTTCTTAATTGCCTCCAGTAGTTTATCGAGTCCATCAATTGCCTCAATATAGGCTTGCCTGATCTCCTTTCCTTTTTTCTTGGCGGCTTGGGATGAAAGAAGTTTGTCATAACTGTGTCCGATTTTTTCATCACCGGCACCATACAGGAACGCATACGTAACAGTCTTAACTAGTTTACGGGAGATTCCTATCTTGTCGGCATTAACTTGGTGGATGTCTCCGTTGAGGAGGATGTCGGCGTATCTTCCATTGTCATAACGAGCAAGGAAGTGGCTAAGCATCCGAAGCTCAATCCCAGCAAGATCAGCCCCGACCATAACTTGACCCGGAGTTGGTATAAAGAGTTCTCTAAATCTATGGTCGCTTGGCACTTGGGCGAGATTTGGGTGTCGGTGAGCGCATCTAAATGTAGAGGTTGCGACTGAGCAGTGGTGATGTATCCTCTGTTCATTCGTAACAAGCTTCAGCCACCCGTTCACGCCTTCTGAGAGCATCCCAAGCATTTTCGTTACCGTCAAACATCTCAGAAACATCATAGAAATTTCTGATCCGATCTCTTTCAAAATCGGTTCGTCGATAATAGGCTTCCCAGTGGCTGTCAGCTGGGTGGGTTTCCATCCATAAAAGGTCGTAAGAATCCATGCAATATGATCTCTTGATGTAGGGTTAAATTCTTTTAGTCTGGTGAACGTTGCGCCAAGAACATAGCCTTGTGTTTTGTTATTTCTTTTAGGAGTTTTTTCCTCGCCTTTGACGAAAGGATGCCTGTTTCGTAGTACTTTATGAGTCTCTTCCAATTCTTTTTGGAGAGCCGATGTAAGCTCCCATGCAGCTCTTTCATCAAAACACCATCCATGATTCTCCTGTTGTTGAAGTACATGGGCTGCTTCGTGTTCTAGCGCAACCCAGCTAGGTATGGGCGGAAGTGCTCGCATAATTTGGTGGTAACTTTAACATCTTGTATACAGTAATCCTGCATTTCTTGTGACCACTCCTTCCAATCGGAAGTCTTACCGTAGTCACCCTTGGCTTCACCCAGGCGATAACCGTACGACTCAAGACTATGTGAACCATACAGCTTGAGGGGCATACCCTCCCACTTTTGCTTCTTATCTAGATCCATCATGTTCGGGTGATAAAGACGGCTAAGCAGAAGAGTATCCAGGCAATCACCAATACGTCTAAACCAAGGATAAAGTTTGTTGATAACGTTAAGGTCATAATTAATAATGTTATGACCAGCAATGAGATCAGCATCTTCAAGGAGCTGGACACCTCTAACAATCGGGTCCGTCGCGGGTTTGTCACTAACTCTTTCAAACGATTGATCGTTGAAGACCATTGTTTGATCTGTCTCTGTGTCATAGACAACAAGGCAGTGGATGGCGGTAACATCACGTACAAGTCCGTCAGTTTCTAAGTCAAAGATTAACATTATCGGCCATGCCAAACGTACGTCTTATCGACAAACTTGGCACGTTCTACCATCTCTGGTGTAGGTGGGTTAGGACGCTTCAAATCAGAAGTCTGTGGTTGCGTCAAATTCTTGTTCTGGTTCGGTTTCATAGAATTTACAGGTGGGTAGATCATAACTTAGTTCACAGGCGACGCCAGTTTCGCCGCTATAGCGATTCTTGAGGATTCTAACAGTCGTAGAAGAGTGTTTAGATCCGCTCTGTTGGTCGCGTTCAAGTCCAATACATGCGTCAGATAGTTGTGCAATTGCTGCACTTCCACGCAATTGTCCAAGTGTAACTCTAGCCCCTTCTTCATGGTTCTGATCAGATGATGTACGTTTGAGGTGTGAAACCAGGAATAAAGCAATGCCAGTACGTTCAACAAGTGAGCGTAAACGGGTCATTGTAGTGTCAATCATCCTTCGTTCGTCACCATCTAATCCCGACAAAAGGATTGAGAGGTGATCCAGGAAGATGACTTTTGTATCAAGTCCTGAGGCGAGATACTCAATGCGATTGTAGATAATGTCAGGGTCAAAGGAACCAAAACCATCAAACAAATACAAGTCCCAACGGGCAAGTGTATCGTTATAGGCATCGGTGAGTGTTTGTCTGTCATGTTCTCCAAGGTGTAATGATTTTCCTACATGGGCGGACATAAGTCCTAGGGCTGTACGACGGTTGGATTCTTCCAACGCCAAATAACCGACCCGTTCCCCCTTGTCAAGAAGGTGAGTTGCAAGTTCACGACAGAAGCTGGATTTACCGATACCAGATCCTGCAGTGATTGTGACAAGCTCTCCATACCTGATCCCGTGAAGCTTTGATTGTAATCCTTGAAATGGGTAGTCATGATCTGCAGCAGGTGATGGTGTAGTTACAAGTTCTAAGAGGGTTTTGCCATCTACGATCCCATCTGGACGGTAAGGTCTTGCGTTCCATATAGCCTCACGAATTGCTTGAGAGTCACCGGCTGATAAGGCGTCTGAAGCATCTTTGTAATCGCCTTGAAGGTCAGCGAGCGTGCACTTGCCAGGTGGTAAGACGCTTGCCGCTTCCTGCGTAGCCTGACGGCCTGCCTCGTCGTTGTCAAAGAACAAGACAACTTCATCATAGCCTTGTAACCATTCGAGATTCCTTTGCAACGCTTTCTTTGCAGCTGCGGCACCGCTAGGTAAAGATACCATCGGCCACCCCGGCATAGCCTCTTGACATGAAGCTGCATCGAGCTCTCCTTCAGTGATGACAACTCGTTTACCAGAGATTGGGAAGAGATGTTGTCCAAAGAAAGTGCCAGGTGACTGTCCTTCATAAGAAAACTGTTTGTCTTTGGTTTTTACTTTGGCACCAACAGGGATACCAGAACTGTCATGATAGTAGAAACGTAAACGATCACCATCACGGTAGATTTTATACTGTTGACATACCTTTTCAGATATG